CACCAACCGGTCTGCATTTCGCAGCCGGTATCTTCCGGAGCTTATCAAATGAACCCAATGGTCTACCGCGCATACTTTCGTGCGTTTTTGATCCTTACTTATTCCACCCGTTTACGTGAAAACATGAACGGTACTTGGTCTGAAGGAAAAATCGAACGCGCTGCGAAAGAGATGGCGGACGAACGTATGGAACGTTTGACGCTGTCGGAAGTCCAAGCACGTGTCGAGGAACTTCAGGGTTACCCTCACTGGAAGACCTGGAAGATGCTGAATAAGCATCTTTTCGTTCTTTACGGTAATGGTGATCCGGAGAAATCTCCCGGCACATATTGGTAGTGGTTGTCCGCTATCGTTTTTGATCCGATAGGAAGATCTATGTCTTACTTTAGAACCATGCCGCCCGTCAGTACGTGGATTCCAAGTTACAAGTCCAACGGAATTGCTAATTCCGATGAAGGCGTGACTAGAACATGCACTGGCTACCGTTGTGGTACTAAAGTGGATAATTGGAAAACGAAAATACGGGACGGCCTTCCGGCCGCCTCAGCATTTTCAACGTCCAGGGCAAAGATCGAAATGTTGGAACCGCTTGTCATTGCCTTTACGGCAGTGCAAGCTGGTTCCGGGTCTGTTTTGTCGAATGCAGCCAACGGCTACTTCTTTCACGAGACAGTAGACGCTGCTCCTGCAGCTCTTTCGACAAACGTAACCCGGGCAGAAGCGAATGCTCTCACAAAGGTCCTTAAAAAGATCGAGTCGGAGCAACAGCATATGAATGCACCTGCGTTCTTTGCTGAGTTCGGTGACGTGATGAGACAATTCAAGCACCCAGCAAGTGCTATAATGGGACTGACCAAAACCAGACTTGAGCGTCTCGCAAGAGAACGTAAAGGTTTAGTTGGGAACAGCTACCAGAAGAAAACGCGCTGGGCGGAGATAGTTTCATCTACGTATCTAGAGTATGCATTCGGTTTAGCTCCTTTGATTGCCGATTCAAAGAAAGCAGCCGAAGCTCTAGCCCGCTGGCATCTTGACTCTGACCCCGATCTTCCGAAACGCCTTAAAAAGCGTGTCATAGGTCGGGCTGAAGAAGTCGCCAGTGACAGCAACACAGGGAACGTATCGTTTTCGCCTATCGCCTCTGAGCCCGGTCATACCGCGCAAAAGAGACGAGTAACGACGACGAGAGTTCAATATGTTGTTGGCCTGCAGGGAGAAATCACTGCAGATTATGCCTCCAATGACAGGCTCTTGGATCTTCTTGGCTTTAAACCCTCGAATATCCTTCCTGCCGTCTGGGAGGCAGTCCCTTGGTCGTGGCTGATAGACTACTTTACGAACGTCGGCAACGTTCTCAATGCTGCCGTCACTAATACTACACGAGTGGCGTGGATCTCTAAGTCTGTTACAAACAGGACGGAGGTCTACTACACTACGCAGTTACGTGTCGACAAATTTGTGAAGGCTGCCGCGGCGTCAGGGTACTCTATCAACGGCCCGCTCCTTGTGAAAGGAAATGGGTCGATCAAGGTTACCGGTACGACCATGGACAGAACCGTACCGTCATCACTAGGTGTTCCACCTCTTGCCTTTGAACATCCGTTCGAGGACATCAAGAAGATCACCAATATGGTGGCGGTTTTAGGAACTTTCCAGAGGGCATTTAAGTCGAAGCTTTAAGAGACTACTTCGACCGCCATTCCGGCGTAATTCCAGTCTCACCTTTAAGGAGCCTTAAATGGCATTCGCACCAACGTCCCCTATTACGGGGTCAGCCCAAACCGGACTCACGTCACCTACCTATACCCATGCTGCGGATTCAAACCCCGACAACAACGGTAAACAGTACTACGTGTCCGCGCTTGGAGGCACGCAAACGGGTGTGCTTGCACACTCGGTTGCTGCTCCGTTCACCCTTTCTATGTTCAGGCCCAAGGTTCTCAAAACTCTGGCCCCCTTGAACCCGGTGACCGGCGTGTTGCGCTCCGTCCCGATGAACACCTACAAGGTGATCACTCGGAAGGGTGTGCTTCCTTTGGCGGGGCAGTCTTACAAGACTGCAGTTATCAAGTCGGAGCTGGATATCCCAGCTGGCTCCGATCTTGCTGACCCGCTTTCTCTCAGGGCGGCTCTCTCGGCGCACATTGGTCTGCTTACGCAGATCAGCAGTGCACTCGGTGATTCCGTGGTGACAGGGACAATCTAAACTTTCGGCTGAGAAGCCTTAAGCCTCAATTGTCCTATTGTCATAATTTTATTCCCTGTGGGAAGTAAGGAAACACGATGCGTGATTACGCAAGTCTATTCCAAGCGCTACTCTCTGACCTGAGCTTGAGCAACGAACAGCTAGACATCCCTATCACAAGTGATCTGGATGTTAAAACTATTGCGAGGCTCGCTCTAGCGAACAGCTTCTATAAGAAGCTGTGCCCGAACGGTAATACAAAAGTCGCTGACGATAACGCCTTGAAGAAATTCTTGGAAATTAATCGTCGGCTACCTAGTATCCCGGAGGGCTTTGTCGCTGATAACGAAGCGGAGTCGTGTTTTTACGACTACTTTAGGGACAACCTTCGGGTTGCCCTGACACCGTTACCGCATCAGTCAGGATTCGATTTGGACTATATCCGGGCTCATATGGACGTCGGGCCGGGATCTGCCCAAAAGGCAGATTCCAGATGGCAGATCAGTAAACTCTTCGAGTCAACAATCTCCCATAGTTCTGATTATCTTGTAAGCCTATATCGAGCTGCTCTCGTTGAAACTGGAGCTTGGTCTGATGCCGAGCGGCATCGTAACGAGCTTTACGGTTTCACGGAAGTTGAGGGTGGTAAGATCTTCTTTGCGCCAAAGAACGCTGTGATCTCGCGCACATGCTGCACCGAGCCATCTCTGGGTATGATAATCCAGAAAGCTGTAGGTGCGTTCATCGAGGAAAGGTTAG